CATGGCCGAACGCACACCATAACTGCGCGCCTCATAATTACAGGTGGCAATCACCCCGCGCCGATCCGCCGAACCACCGACCGCCAAGGGCTTGCTGGCCAGGCTCGGGTCATCCCGCATCTCGATTGCCGCGTAGAAGCAGTCGCAATCGACGTGGATGATCTTTCTTTGCTTCATAAGATATTGATATTCATGGCATTAAGAATAAATCTTCCAAAAAATACCCGCATCAATACCCGCTATTTTATCCACTTGGAGCTCGGACAACGTCTGACAAAATGGTGTGAATGCTTTCCGACAGACGGCTGACATCGTACGCAATGATACCCACGTTTGCTGCTATCGAACTGCACCACCATCTATACAAAAGGCCCGGTATCACAGAATGTACCTGCGGTCCCGGACCTCACTGTCTCCACATAGTGGTATTGCTCGGGTTCAGCATGTCCAGCTCAGGCCCCGGCCCGCCGCCAACACCCTGTAAGGCCGATAGTCTGCTTCGTATCACTGGGCTGCCCTAGCGTTGGTTGATCTTTACAAATTCTGTTGCCGCTACAAAGGCCTGTTATTGGCTACCGTAAGCAACAACGATCGGCCAGAAGCGGGTGCTGGGGGTCGATAGAAATAGCTCACAAACGGAAACTCTCCAGTGGTATCGAAAGCCGAAGCGGAGTAAGGGGGAGAGCATGAAAAAAATAACTGCGGGTCACGGAGAGCCCCGCTACACGCTTTACATTCCGCTTGTGATGCATCGTTTATCGCGGCCCATCGATTTGCAGCTACTGGCAAGCGAGCTCGGCAAGAAGCTTTCCGTGGAAGATGCAACGATTCACGGGAGTAACGGCTGGGAGCAGTTGCGCATGGGGCCGTTTGCTACTGAGGAGATGGCTAATGAGGTCTTCCATCGCACCATTCGCTATCTCGTGACGCTTTGTGTCCAGGCCCAGTATCCAATTTTCTTTGGCCAGGAGCTTATGAAGGTAAGTGTGCCAGATGTGCTCTTGACCTTCGGCTTCGACGCCTCTATCGATGCGTTCGTGAATTTGGCTAGTGCGGTGGTCGTTCCTGAGCACCTCCAGGTTTATGACCAAGGCGTCATGCTGGGGCATGTCGATCCTCAAATGAGATCTCAGCAACTACGCGATGCTTTGGATCTGACGTGTGACCTGCCAGGCCCTCTTCTTCCCAAAGTACGTCTCGCTGTGGAGGCCTACATCGCTGCGTGTGCCACGCACACCCCCATGATGAAATTCGTTGGATTCGTAATCTGCTTAGAAACCCTGTGCGAACAGGAGAGTAGGCCTCCGGCCGAAGTCGCAGCATTAAAAGCGATTAGGACTTCTCTAAAGAAATTGGACTTTGCCACTGCTGATACGGTCCATGAGAGCATGTTGCAAGCGACTTTAGAGTCCATCAGCAGGATTCAGAAGTTGTCGATAGGAGCGCAATTTCAGAGGCTCATCGTGGCGCACTCAACCAGCATCGCCACGCATCTGGAACATGGCCATCCTTGGATCAACGATATGAAAGAGGCGGCCAAATCTATTTACGCCATGCGCAGTAAGATCGTCCACGAAGGAAATTGGGGCGTTGACCATGATTCGACTTGGATAGCGCAAAATTTCGCCAAAGTAGCGGCCAAAGCCGTCTTGCTGGACAAGCTCAGCAAACCTTAATGAGTAGCAGCCTTCGGGGACGATTCCTCGCTATTGGAAGTTATTTGGAAAAAGTTAGGCGCTGCGGGCAATTCATCACCCAGGGCAATGGTTGGCTCAAGCATGATGGCGGTGGCGGCGCAGGCTGTCCGTCACAACACCCCATATCAGCAGCTCATCGCCTTCCATGACGTAGCGTGGCGGGTACTTGGGGTTCTCAGAGCACAGCACGTATTGCTGGCCGTTGCGCGAGAGGCGTTTGACGAAGGTCTCCCCGTTTAGCTCAGCCACGACAATATCGCCGTGCTGCACCGGCAGGGCCTTGCTGATGATCAGGATGTCATCCTCAAAGATACCCACGCCCGTCATGCTGTCGCCGATCACCCGCACCAGGTAGGTGTGCGGTGCATCGATGTCCAGCAGCTCATCGAGGGATAGCTTTTGCTCAAGATGATCCAGCGCAGGGCTTGGAAAGCCGGCCGGAATGCGGAAGGAATAAAAGGGCAGCTCGATTGCTGAACGGCCCAGGGGGCCGAGGAATATTGCAGTGGCCATTGAGGGATGCTCTTTCAGAATACTGTATTTTTATGCAGTTATTTTATCACCATGTGAAGCGTCACCCATCAGCTAACGACAAGCACCGGTGATAGAGTGCGTGCAGCCATGCCTACCAACCTATACCCAGGGATGGTTCAAGCCACTAGTGATTGGTACAGGAACAAGGAGAGAAAGGATGAGCCTGAGTGATTACTTCAAAGGACCAGCTCACAGGCAGCGCGCTGAACAACTTGAACAGCAGCTGACTAAACTTCAAGGCGAACTCGATCAAGTCAAAGCGCTAGCGCAGAAGTTCGGCGCAATGGATGCACTGCAAATCCAACACGAAATCGAACGCGAGAACCAAAGACTGCAGACCCTACGCTCAACTGCAAAGAGCGCCGAGAACAACATCGCTGAACTCGCCCAGCGATCCAACCAGCTGCTTGACCAGATACTGGTACTGGAAGAGACGATACTTCTAGAAAGCTTTGCGCTCTACGAACCCAAGTTCAAGATGAGTTCAAGTACCGACTACAAGACCCGCCTTGCTGCAGTCCGCGAGCGGCAGAAAGAGATGATAAAAAGAGGAGAAGCTGCAACGGGGAACATGGGCTGGGAGGTTAACGGGAGCAAGGCTGAAGGTCGAAAACTCGTCAATGACATGATCAAGCTGGTCATCCGCTCCTTTAACAACGAAGCCGACTACTGCGTTGATAACGTAAAGTTCGACAACATTGAGTTGGGCGAAAAACGCATCCTCAAATCCTTCGAAACCTGTAACCGCCTCGGCCGGGTGATGACTGTCGAGCTTTCGAGCAAGTACCTAAAGCTCAAGCTTGACGAACTGCACCTTTCACATGAGTTCCAGATCAAAAAGCAGGAAGAGAAGGAGGAAGCTAAGCGTGTTCGTGAAGAACTGCGCGAGCAGCAAAAGCTTGAGCAGGAAATCCGAGCTGCGCGGGATAAGATCGCCAAAGAGCGCAAACACTTCACTAACGCGCTCAAAGACCTCCAAGCGCGACTCGATAAAGCCACCGATGAAGAAGAACGCGCAACTCTATTAGCTAAAGTGGCGGAAGTCGAAGCTGGCAAAGCCGAGCTAGAGAGTGAAGAGAAGCTCATAGACTACCGCGAGCAGAATGCCAAAGCAGGCTACGTTTACGTGATCTCGAACTTGGGCGCTTTTGGCGAAGGGGTTTACAAAATCGGCATGACCCGGCGCCTTGAACCAATGGAGCGCGTCGACGAATTGGGTGATGCATCAGTACCGTTCTGGTTTGATGTTCACGCTATGGTCTTTTCAGATAACGCACCTGGCCTGGAAGCAAAACTACACGAGCGCTTCGCCGCTGGGCGCCTGAATAAGGTGAACGGCCGCAAAGAGTTCTTCAGAGCCGATATTGCTGAAATTGAGGCTGTGATTCGTGAAAACTATGACGCAGCAGTTGAAGTCGTCCATGAGGCCTCTGCAGAGCAATACCGTGAGAGCTTACGCATGGCCATGCCTGCACCCTCTATACAGCAATCGGAACACGTTGCCGCTTTGAGCTTGAACTGACCTACCCTTCATTGATCCACCGCCCTTTCGCTGAATCGGGCGGCGGGGCTTACACAGCGACTAGACCTTCCAAACCTGTTTAGCCTTTTCAAACCCCACCCACTTGCCATCCCGATCCAGCCCGCGCCCCACCATCAGCTGCGCTGCAATCGCTTGGGTATCAACCTCACCCTTTGCCATGGCATTCAGCAGTTCGGTGGGCAGGGGTTGGAGGTGCTCGAGCAGGTTCATTGTCGATTCCTTTATGGTTTCCGTTGGCACCAGTAACGCTCTGGTACCGAGGCATAGCAAGCGAATCAGACGCCATCAAACAGGCCTCCGAGCGAAGCCGGCACCCAATTCATAATCACCAACTCGCCCGTGGTTTCAGCCACGCCCTGGCGCTGGTTGGTGCAGCTGTAGCGGATATCGAGCTGCTCCATATGGAAGCCATCGAACGCCCGGCGGATATCGTGGTGGTCGTTGATGCTGACCATCACCTTGCCTTTGCAGCGCCGCATGAAGTCGGCCATGCGCTCGTAGTTCTCATACGGGAAGTCGACGCCATAGCCGGCTGTCTGCCAGTACGGAGGGTCCATGTAGTGGAAGGTGTGCGCTCGATCATAGCGTTCGGCGCACTCAAGCCACGGCAGGTTCTCCACATACACACCGGCCAGGCGCTGCCAGGCGGCGGATAGGTTCTCTTCGATGCGCATGATGTTCGGCGCCGGGCCTGTCGTCGCGGTACCGAAGGTTTGCCCGCTGACCTTGCCACCGAAGGCATGGTGCTGCAGGTAGAAGAACCGGGCAGCGCGCTGGATGTCAGTCAGGGTTTCCGGGCGGGTGATCTTCTGCCACTCGAACAGCTGCCGGCTGGAGAGCGCCCACTTGAATTGCCGCACGAACTCCTCGACGTGGTTCTGCACCACTCGGTACAGCGACACCAGGTCGCCGTTGATGTCGTTCAACACTTCCACGGGCGCCGGCTGCGGCCGCATGAAGAACAGCGCAGCACCGCCGGCAAAGACTTCGACGTAACATTCGTGGGGAGGAAAGAGCGGGATAAGACGGTCGGCCAGGCGGCGTTTGCCACCCATCCAAGGGATGATAGGACTGGTCATAGAATGCAAACCTTTACTGTATAAATAAACAAGTTCTAGGCTCTCCCCCGCTTCGTGCACGGAGTGGGAGCCTTGGCTTGGCTTGCAGGAATGGCTGCGGGTCGAGTGGCCTGCCCGGGTGCTGTAACACCTGAGCGGGTCGCTCTTTTTTGCGCACAAATTTGCAACGCGGCTAGTTATGTTGAGCAACCGTGGCGAGGCATGTGCTTAATAGCAGGAGTGACGCTCAAGGGAGGGCTAGGACTACCCTTCCCAGGTGCGGTTTTGACAAACATTTACAGGGATAACTATGTTCTGGAGCAGAAACAAGACAGTACGAGTAGAGCTAACGAACCCACTATCCATATCGGTATTGGTTTCAGGGGTCGATCAAACTCAAGCACAACCGGCCGTGCCTGAACCTCCAACTTTTGATATCGGACTAGCGATAAAGCTCACCAGTCTGATGATTATTGTTGCACAGGGCGCATTGCTTATATATGGCTATTCGGTGCTGGTAGGTAACTATGATTTCTACGGCATCGATATCAACGAACTAGAAATCGGCAAACCCACACTTTTGCTGTACGGGTATATCTATGCCCTTTCAACCATATTCAAAGCAAGTGAAGGCGTACCTTATGCGGGTACTGCGGCGTTGCTAATGTTGTGCTTGCTCATAAGCGCGGTTTTTGTTTTCGCGTTGGTTGGTAAGGCTAAGGCCAGTATACGGGCTAGCGTTCTGTTCTCGCTTTTCATACCTTTAATCTTCATATCCATCACCCCAGCACAAGGCATTAGCCTTGGCTTAGATATCGGGCAAGCAGATCTAAAGAAATTCATTGGGAGCGACCAAGGTGGAACGTACAAGGCAGAACAAAGGATTACCACTGCAGACAATAAAACCCTCGTGGGGAAACTTATCTTAGCGGATACCCGTATCACCTTTTTGCTAACCAAAACCACGGTGGACAATAGCTGTGCGCCGACGTTGACGATTTACAAACTCAGTAATGCCAATAATAAAGTACTGAGAGAAACGGTGCTCACTCTCCAGGCAGATGATGCTCATCCCGCGCCAAAGGGCTGCTGACGGCACGCGCATATGCTTGGCAAGCAGCCAAGGCTATCACTCCTGCATCTCCATCATTGGTGATCCCGATAATTCGTTGAGCATGCGCAGGGTCAAGTTCGGCTCTCGGGGCTCCATAAACCAAACCTCCGGCAACGGCGGTGGAAGGCACTCCACAGTGCTGACCTGCACCGGTCTTGTCGAGTAAGAATGACAGCCGTAGGTCAGCAGTAGCAAGACGATCAAGCAGACGCTTAGTAACGTTTTTTGCATCAGTCAACTTCCTATGGTGGATTTCTGAGTCAGCTTGCAGTGCGACTTCGAGTTTCAGTCGCTTGTCGTGCTCGCTCCTTTGCTGCGCAGCTGCTGCACGCTGGATTTCGGTAAGGGTGTCGGCATGAAGTTTGTCGCGGCTGGCAAGTTGCTGCTCAAACCCCCGGCCCTGACGCTGTAATTGCTCGCCGTAGCGGTAAGCCTGGAACTGAGCGGCAGTACCAGCTGCCAGGGCCATCAGCACAGCTATGGCAAGACCAATTGCGAGCAGTCGATATTGCGTGGGGATTAGGCTGTAGATATTCATTCAATCACCTCATGCGCTCGCACCCACAGCTCACGGCGTTCTTTTAGGCCATTAACGCCGCCATTAATCGCCTTGGTGATCTCGGTGAATCGGCCCTGATCGGCCAGAGTGTTCAGCTCCTTGACCCACCAAAACCAGCCGGCCGACTGCGCCGCCCACTCGGGCTGCTCCAGCAGCTGCGGTTCACGCAACAAGCGGTCATCGCCGAACAACGCGGCACTGCACTTGCCGTAGTTGTAGCGGCCGGTGATCTGGATCAGCCCGCGCCCGCGATAATTCTGGCCATCGCCATCGGCCTCGGGCGTGTTGCCCAGGCGCTCGGCCAGCGGCCCGGTGTCGTACTTGGCAAGGTAGGCGTTGTTGCCCAGCTCGCGCGTCCACTGCAGTTGGCCGGACTCATGCCCGATCTGAGCGAGGAACGCGGCCATCCGCTTGGGTGTATCGAACTGCCAGCGCTTGGCGGCGGCGTTGATTGCAGGTACAAAAACGCCCGCAGATCGGCGGGCGTTGGGCATGATGTTCAGCAACTGCTGCTCAGTGATCTGCATACTTTTCTCCGGGCACAAAAAAGCCCGCGTGCTGCGGGCTTGGTGGTTGGTTATGATCGCCATCCAAACAACGAGGGAGACAGTTGGAATGGAATCGATAGTGGATTATGTGGTGTATGTGATCCCCGAAGCGGCAAGCAGCCTTAGCGAAATTTCAAACGTTCTGGCAGCTATTGCATCACTTGCCTCAGTTCTTATTGCTTGCTTTGCCCTGAGGTTTAGCAATAAGCAAATCAAAATGCATGAACAACACAACAGATTGATGGCAACACCTCATCTATCTGGTTGGAATCATATTGATGGTGATACCGGCACGTATATTTTCACACTTGAAAACAACGGGCTTGGCCCCGCAATTGTTCGTGAGATCAATTTGCTGGTAGACGGCAAGCCTCTAGAAGGCGAAGGGCCTGAGCTAATTGACGCGGCCATAAAGACGATGTTTGACATTACGGCTGTCAACTACGGCGTAGAAATGTTTAATACCGGAGAGTTCATTTCCGCCGGCAAAAAATTCGATGTCTTTACGATAATCGTCCAAGGCAAAAGCGCCGAAGACACACGCAATCTCGCCGCAGAAAGAGCGCGCCTACTGATCAAATATGACAGCATCTTAGGCGACTCATATCATTTCGACTCGGACAAAGATTAAACATCCACATCATAGTGCGGCAGGCATGGCGCCGGGCCGGTGATCACACCATCGGCGATCTGAGCCTTGCCGCTCACAAGCACATCAACACCTCGCACTGTCACCCGCGTGCCGTTCCGCAGCTCCACCTCACGGATACCAGCACTCGTGAGTTAAATCGAAACCCAAACAACACGCCCTAAGCAGGGTGTATTGGATAAAGCAACTTGCTTTGTTGCAAAAGAGGCCGACGCAAAACCGCATGGAAAGCGGACTTGGCAGTTGGTGAATTTATCCGGTCTCGTCTAGATTGATTAATGCCAAGTGGCAAACCGCCACTACCGCACCAAACAACATGGAGAAGTTAAAATGCTGCGATATCTGATTGTTTTACTTCTGGCGGCCTCATCCGGTTATGCACTGGCGGCGCCAGCCTGGCGAGACGCTGCTACTGGGGTCTGGTACAACGACCGTTGCCGCGCCATTCACGACCCAAACCTCTATTGGATATATTCAGGGAACTGGATGCCCGTCGGCGCTCCTTGCTCCTTACCTCCACCAGGCCCAGGGATGCCCCCAATTCCCGGGCGCGTAGCATCCGACTAACCATCCCATACGCTCAACTCGTCGCAACGAGAGCAGCTGCATAGCACCGCCCAAACACGCAACAAAAAGCCCGCACTTAGCGGGCTTGCTTGCCTTAACGTTACAAGGCCACGACTGGCGCAACGGCATCCGGCATACAGACGGGAAGCTCAATAACTTCAAACCCGAGAGGGATAGTGTCCAGGCCATGGTTGTAGCCGATGTACCAAAAAACGCTAGCGAAGATGGTGGTGCACGGATAGAAGATAACGCGGGGAATGGTGAGCACGGACATAATAGGCAAACTCCTTTTGCACAGGTGCCTAGGAGCGTAGCGCGCCAATCCGGATATTCCAGCTCTCGGCAACCCAACGGCATTGCACGCCGCGTGATATCAGAATCCGCCGTAAAGAGCTGCTAGCTCACGAGCTAAGATAGATGCGGCATTAAACATCCACGTCATAGTACGGCAGGCTCGGCGCCGGCCCGGTGATTACCCCATCGGCGATGTAAGCCTTGCCGCTCACAGGCACATCAACACCCCGCACAGTCACCCGCGTGCCGGTACGCAGCTCTACCTCACTGATACCGGCACTGCTGTTGATGCTGATAACCTCGGCCACCGTGCGCACCCCGCCAGGCAGTAGGCCGATAAAGCGCTTCCAGGGATTAACGGTCGCCATTAGAAGTGCCTCTCTAGTTTGAGCTGCTGATCTACCCGCGCGGCACCCGTGCCGGTGGCGCTGATATCTACTGCTAGGCACAGCCCCTCCCAGGCGCCACTTTCCTCAGGCACTCGGCAGAGCTGAGCTGGCAACACCAAGCCAACGCCATGGTCATCCGTGAACGGGAATAGCGGAATAGAGATCCCGACAATCTCCGTATTGCCGCCCTTGCTCAGCTCATGCACACCGCGTGCTCGGTTGGCCTCCTCACCGGTGATCCAGTCATCGAACACATCCGGTGCCGGGTTATCGCCCGCAGTGCCAGCACGCCGCACAAGCATAGAAACACCGTGGCTGGTGCCCGACACATAGCAGGCGTTCCAGGCTGGCTGCGGTGTCCACTCACCACCGAGGGCAGTCATCATCGCGGGCGGAATGATGCGATCAATGGGGGCGTCTACCTGCCCCCACTCCCAAGGCGGCACCGGGTAGCGCGGCCGCACCTCAAGTTCATCCGTGGCGCGCGCGGGCCGCACAACCGCACCGACTGTTTCGGCAATGCGGGCAATCACCTGCATAGCCGTTTGGCTTTGATAGCTCAGCGCGCCGGCCGGGAAGGTCCAGTCAGCAGGCCCCACCGTTTCAGCATTCCAAACCAGGCTAAAGCCGGTGTACAGCAGTTGCTCAGTTGCCGCCTGCAGCGCAGTGATGGGGGCGGCGTTCAGCCCGGTGCGCAACGGCGCATAAGGCCCAGCCAGCAGCTGAGTGCGCGTGGCGCCCTTGATGCTGTAGGCCTCGGTCGGGAACTTGAGTTGCCGGCTGTAGCCCTCCACCAGCAACACCCACTTCCAGCCGTTGATATCCAGCTCGATCTCTTTGGCACCATCCTCATCAGGCGCCACCAGGTCGAGCGCCGCCTTGGTGAAAATGTCCGTGCTGAACTTCCAGCTGAAGCTGTCGGCATCTAGACCGATGCGCACGTTCTTCGCCTCAATCGGCGTGCGCGACGGCAGCACCACCAGGTTCACGGTATTGGCAATCATGTAGGTATCCAGAATGGTTGGATCAGCAGGCGGCTCGGGTAACGGCTTGACCGGGCCGGGGTAGTCCACATAGGGCAGCCCGGTTAACGCTCCATCCAGCACCCGTGCCTTGCCCCACGGCATGCGCGCCTGCAGGTTGAGCCGGCGAGCATCCTGCCAGCGCACACCACTGCCGCTGTCCACCGGTTGAATGCGTGGCGTGGCTGGCGTGTACTGGAAGTTGAAGAACACCAGCGGCGAGGTTGGAGGGAAGTACGGCCTGCCGCCGAAGTTGAACGACAACGGGCCATTACCTGGCACATACAAGCTGGCCTGCACCGCCGCCGCCGCGTCATAGCGCGGGCCGAAGGCATTCACCCGGCGGCTGGGGCTGGCCACAAGGACATCCTTCTTAGCTGGCATCGGGTTGTAGATCAGCACCAGGCGCACGTCACGCGGGCGGATCGAGCGATCCCACCGCCCAGCAACATCGCAATCCTTGGCCGGCACATCTTTCCACGGCCCAACCGCAGCAGCGTCCGCCCCAACGGCGCCTCCCCAGGCACCGGCCGCCAACAGATCCTTGCCGGCAAGCTCATCCCAGGGCAGCGTCGCTGCCACCTCGTGCCCCACCGCGCGCCGCCAAGCTGCCTGGGCTTCAAGCCCCAGCGGCACGGTGCTGCCCCACTGCGCAACAGACGGGCGCGGGTTAACCGGACGCGCTGTAGACCAGCCGCCCCCCACTTCGATTGAGAGCATCAGATTATCTCGACGGTTACCGGCCCATGGGCCAACGGTTGGTAATAACGCACAGCGACCGCGCGGGCCGTACCGAGCAAACGCGGGACGTTGTCACCCTCCGCTGCCCACCACTCTGGCTCACTGGCTGGCAGGGTGCCGGCCTCGGTGATGCGGTAGAGCCAGCCGGTGTACTCGCTAGGGCGAATGGTCTGCCCAACAGTTACCGCCAGCGAGCCGGTAAACGCCGTACCCCAATCATCAACCCCAATGGCATACACACTACCGTCGGTTACCCGTATATCCAGAGCGGCATCACCACCCACCGCTAACCCATGACCCGCCAACCGCCACTGGCCATCGCTTGGCTTTTCAACGAATACCACCTCACGGGCAGCCAATAGACCATCGACACGTACGCGGGCCTGCACAACTGCCGGCGTGCCTGCATCACCGCCGCCGTCGCCGCTGCTTAAATTGAACGTGTAAGTGCCCGACGCAGCCAGATTAAGGTACGCAGAGCGCACCACACGCGGCGACGCATCATCCAATCCGAGCCCCAACCAATCACCCTGAGCCAGCAACGTGGCGAGGTCGAGACGGTAATACTGGGAGAAACCGTCAGAGCCAACCTCCGCCCAAAACACCGCTGCAACGTTGGTCATGTCATCTCTATTGGCATAAAGACGCAGCTCTTTGGCAGAGGCAGTAGCTTCACCATCACGTAGCAAGCGGAACCGTATGGCCACCGTTGGCGGCGCTATAAATGAGGGTATGCCTACCCGGTAGGCAATCGTGGCGGCAGTCATCACCAAAACGCCGGGTTGTCAGTAAGTAGGAATGGCGCGCAGTTCAGGTGCCCGCCCCTCACGAAGTAGGTATGCCCATCCCCCAGGTCAATCGGCGTCGCTGAATCACGGTAAGACATGACGGTTGGGAAGCCCAGACACTGCGCCATTTCGCTAGCACCGCGCGCATCGTTGAGGCACGGCGTCAGGGCAATGCCCCGCAACCGGCCCGCCAAAACACCACCCCCAAACCACGGCTGCCGCACAAGGTCTGCTGAATCAAACGCACCGACTGGAGAGTTGCGAATCGTCGTCATAAGAAGCCCTGGAGTCATCACCGCCAACGAGCCAAGGCCGACCAGGAGACCCGTCGCTGGGTTCTTTAGGCTTGTAAAACCTAAAGAACCCTCAAACTCCAGCTGGTAAAAGGCACCGTTCGCGCTGGTATTGCTGTTACCGCCAACCGCGATAAATCCCCCAGCCGTATCCTCCCCGACATAAAGCAGCTGACCATTACCCCCAGTTACCGCGCTGGCCGATGACGCGGACGGCCCTGACAGGTTGTTAATGACAAACGTCTTACTGTCTGCGACCAGCTTCCAGGCCGTAGCCGCATCCGAATAAGCCACATAAGAAGCACCAACTGCCTGCGGGGTGGCGTTATTCGCTGCAGTGCCGGTTTTCAGGCCAGCACCCGTCATTACATCGCCACTCATCCCGGTAAACGTCTCGGCCAACCACACCCGGACTGCTCCACCAGTAACCCAGCTACGGCACACATACCCGGAGTGGGTTCCATTACGCAGCACAATGTAATTGGTGCCTTCGGCAATCAGCGCCCAGCCTGCTGCAGCCTGAGAGCCGTAGCCGGTAACCAGGCACGCTTTGAGGATAGTTTTCAGAGCGGTGAAGTGGGCGTTTGCGCCAGACGTTGTGTTGTAAACCAACGCCGGAGCCCCTGCCTGATCCCGATGATAAGCAATAGCCATCAGTCCGCATCCCCTCTGATATGCAACTTGAAGTTGTCGTTATCAACCGTGCCCTGCCCACTGATCACGGTGCGGATGCACCACATAGCGCCCAAGGCCGAGTCGGTGTTGAAGCGGACAGCGTTGGCGGCCGCCCAACCGCTGCCCCAACCTTCCTTGCGAATGGTGAAGTACGGTTGGCCAGTGAGCGCGTTGATCGGCGAGCAATCGGCCGAGGTGTTGCCGGTGCTAATCACACCCAACTTTTCCTCAACCACGTTGAAGACGGTCGCGGAGGTAAACACCAGCGCCCACTTGCCGTCGACGGCGCCCGCGTTGGTGATCACAGGCGGGTAGCTCAGGCTGTTGTATTGCGCGGTAGTGGTGTTGCCCACCGGAGCGTTCGTCCAGTTCGGTGCACCCTGGCTCCAGGTTTGCTGGGTGAACCAGGTGTGAATGCGCGCCTGCAAGTCACCCCACGCCACAGCACTGCTCACCTTGGTTTCACCTGCAGGCAGATCCCACGGCAACGGTGAACTGATGCCCAGCGCGCCGGTTATCTGCACCTCGGTGCACATGGCCATGTGCTCCACGCGGTCACGGATGATCAGTGGCAGGCTCAGCGGGTTGCCTTCGGCATCCTGCATCACCAACGGGTTGGCCCAGGTCACGGTGCCCAACTCGCGATCAACATCGAAGGACTCAGCCCGCAGCACCACGCCGTTGCCGTCCACCACATCAATCTGCGCCTGCTGCTGACGGTCCAGCGTTACCGTGCCACCAGGCGCAGGCGATGCGATGAAGGTTTCAGCCGTGTGATGGATCACCAGCACATTGCCGTCACGGTAAATCGGCACTCGCCCATCCGACGGCAACCGCACCGGGTCAAGGCCAAGCAGGCCAGCATCGAGCGGCAACCGGGTTTGCACCACGGCGTTGTAGCGCATCAGCAGCGGGATCACCGGCACGTCGCTGGCTCCGGTGTCGTCATCTGGGTCTGTGGTAAATGCCAGCCGCGCAATACCCGTGGTAGTGTCGACCGAGCCCCGAATGATGCCTGTATTGAACTCACCATTAAGGTTCGCTGCAGCGGTTACAAGCTCGGCCGTGTCGGTGCGCACCACTGTCAGCTGCATGCTGCCCGCGCGCAACGGTGAGCCTGGCGTACGGAAGGTAGCGCCCGTCACGCTGAAGCCGGCCGCTGCAGTCAGACAGGCCAGCAGCGTGACTGCGCCTGTGGCATTGCCGCTATAACTGCTGAGCGTTGCGGTGCGGTCGGCATAGTTCACCGTGCCTACAGCGATACCGCCATTCGTGGCACTGGCCACGTCCCGGTAGAGCATCCCGGAGCGGTCGCAATACAAGCCGCCGTTCCAGCTGAACAGCAGCGAGCCTGGCACGATTGGCTCGGCAATACCCGGCAGCAGCTCGACGGTGATCGCCGGCTGAGCCTGGCTGGCTGTCTGCGGATCAGTGCTCACGCTGTCAGCTTGGGATGCATGCGTGATGGTGCCGCCAAACGCCTCGCGCACCTCAACGGGCGTGGTTACCAAGGCCGGCGTTGTTACGGCCCCACCAAAGAAGCGCCGCGCTACCGTGGTGTAGGTGTACTCGGTGTAGCTGTACAGCTGCGCCACCTGCAACGTGACCTGGCCCGTGGTGTAGTTGATGGTGCCAGCACGGCCGCCCTGCCAACCACCGCTGCCGTTGTCGGCCGCAACATTGCTCACGTCAAGGTAGCCGTCATAAACCGGCAGCGCGTTGCCACTTTCGATCACCTGCCAATTGATGGCCGGTGCGGCCTGACGGAGCGTGGTGAGCCAGTTCACACGCACGCTACCCGGCTTAAGCGGCGCGCCCGGAATAGTAAAGGTGGCCATGCCACTACCATCGCTGGCCACGCTCTGCGCGCCACTGTCCACGCTGCCCTGCTGCCAGCTGTAGGTAATGCCGCCGGAGGGAGTAGCGGCGAGCAGCATGATGATCTCACCAGAGCTGTAGGCAATGGTGCCCGTGCCGCCAGTACCGGTCAGGTTGCCCTGGCCGTCATCGGTTATGGTGCGCGCCGTACCGGCGGTATAACTTGCCGAGAACGAGCCAGGCAGAACCCCACCGTCAGCCAGGGTGTAACGCACCTCCAGCTTGGGCACCACACTGCCTCCAGCACGCTGGGTAATGGCGTTATCTGCTGAGCTGACGTAGCTGTACACCAGTGAACCGCCTACATCCGGCAAGGCATTGAGGGTGACGGATACGCTACCGGTGGCGAACGAGATAGTGCCAGCACCCTCCCCAGTCAGCAGGCCATCGCCAAGATCTCGAAGCTCGTACCACTTACCCAGCGCCATATAGCTTACGGACAGGGTGCCAGCACGCGGCACTGCCCCAGCCAGGTTCAAGGTGTACACATAGCCACGATTGCCCAGGGTGATTTCCAGCTCACCGGTAATGGTGTCGCCGATAGCAGCTGCGCCTGGGCTGTAGTTGCCGGTGGCAGAGCCGGTCCAGCTTGTACCGGTGCGGATCAAGGTGACCTCACCGGTCTGGTAATCCACCCGGCCGGAGCTCAACCAGTTGCTGCCCGATACGAAGCGCAGGCCGCCCTTGCTGTCATCAGCAAAGGTGCCGCCATTGGCCACAAGGCTAAGGGTACCCGGCGCACAACCAGTGCCCAGGAAGGTACGCGACTCCCCCACCACAGCGCCTGCGGCCACAGTCAGGGTTACCGCGCGCGATGGCCCAGCCGGCACATAGAGTTGCCGCTGGTAACCGCCAAGCACGTCGACCAGAGCGCTCTCTTTGGTGGTGCTCGGCACCAACTGGCTGTACACAGACTGCACACGCAGGTTCAGCGCGCCTTGCGACACGGCCTCGGCCAGCGGGCTGATGCCATAGTAACGGGCAGCGTCCGCCACCTGGGTGGACAGCACGCGCGCCTTGGCGGCACCACTCAGCGAGGTGCCTGTAGTGCCAGCAGGGGTCACTTGGCCCCCGGGGTACTCATTGAGCAGCGGCGCACTGATCGTAAGATCGAGCCGGCGCCGGGTGAAGTTCACAAAGTTGGCATTGCCGTAATCGTAGGTGAACTGCTCCAGACGATCCGCCACACCCGTTAACCGCACGTACTGGGAGTTACTAGCGCTCACCAACTGGAACACATCGCCGATCTCCGGCACGCGCTGCTCCTCACGCTGCACGCAAGCGATTGCGCGTTGGCCGGCCAACTGGGTGCCCAGCAAGTCGAATTGCGCGGTGGTAGCAGCAGCCACATAGCTTTCGATTGCGTTCTGCGCATCGCGACGTTCGTCCGTTTGGCTGTCGGTGTTGAACAGCAGCACGCTCACGCGAGGGTCAGCCGGGGCTTCTGTGACAATCGCATGGGCGCCCAGGTAAGCATCCGCGTTGAGAGTCATAGGGCCGCCATACAGCTTGCGCAGGTTGATGCGGCCAGTGGTGCGGTCGAGCCGGCTGATATCGGGGAATACGTTGTTTACCTCACCATCGACCACGGCATTGCCGGTGGCACGGCCACCGCCATCGTCTTCATCGGTCAGGCGCTGGCTTTTGAGCAGCTTCACATCGGTGACGTTGATCGTCATGCCAATCTCCGGGCAACAAAAAGCCCGCACTGGGCGGGCTGTTTAGGGTCAAGGTTCAGGATCGGGCGGCGGCGCCACGGTAATCAGCCGCAGGGTCAGCTCATGCAGCCAATCGGCGTCAGGGTTGACCTGGCGAAACAGGGGTTTGGCCTGCACGGCGGGACCGGCGGCGCGATTCCAGGTCACGTAATGCTGGTCACCGGTCGGCAAGGTGAGCAGCATCACGCCCAAGCGCACAGCGGCCTTGGCTTCCAGCTCGCGCACCTTGGCCAGGGTGAACCACGCCGCCCCGTTGCTGCTGAGCGTGATCGGACGGCCATACAGCTTGATGCCTTCCTGCACGATCAACGCACCGGTCAGGCTGCGATCCTGCTCCTGCTCGATGGCGTTCCATTCCCACTCATCCGTCCATTCGAGCTGCTCACCGCCTAGGTCGGGGTTATCCGCCAGGTCGATGCTGTCCAGGGTTAATGCCATTACACGGCCCTCAACCCAGCATCCTCAAGAATGCTGAGCAGGTTGGTTTCATCACTAGCACTATTGACGGCTATGTCTACCGCTTTGCCCCTGGATGTTTCCAGGCGAATAACCTTGGCGGGCGCGGCCTGTTGTGCAACGGGCGCGGGGTTGGCCTTCTGCTGATCATCAATGCGCTTTTGTTGCTCAGCACGCTGCCGCTGCTGGGTAGTCTCGGCCTCGATCTGCCGCAGCATACCCAGCGCGCGGGAGGCATTAGCCACCGCCTGCGAATCACCGCCGGCCTGGGCCTCTGCCAACTGCGCTTGCAACTCCCGCTGCCGGGCCGCAAAGCGCCGCCGCTCAATATCTTCGGTGCGACCCTGTAGACCATCAAGCTCATCCATCAAGCCTTCCAGCGTGCCGCGCGTGGATTGGTTCATCTGGTCCATGCGCTGCTGCGCCGCACTGATGGCCGACTCCAGGCCGCTCAAATCGGACTTATCCAAAAGCCCAAGCGCCGACTGAGCACCGCGCGCTGCTGATATAAAGTTCCGGGCTGACATTCCCCCACGGGCATACTCGGCCAACAGCGCCTGAAGGCTCGCCTTCTGCCCCAGAAAAGCCTGCTGCGTTTCCAGGCTCGCCCGCTGGGTTTCTAATGCCCACTTGCCCAGGCCACTCATCATTGGCCTTGAGGCTGCAGCCTGAACATCACCCAGCGCTTTCGTTACTCGCTCAAGTGAAGCCTCTGTAGAACCCAGGTCACTGGTGTCGATTGAGACATCAACCGAGGAAATCCCACGGAGCTTATCGAAGGCATCCAGGGCGGCCTTGCTCATGGAAGCCAGTGACTCACGCGCACCACTAATAACGCCGGAAAAGAAACCTTCCAGCGCACCCATATCGCGCTTTGCTTCAGAACTACCCTTGCGCCGATCCTGCATCGCCTGGTCGCCAGCCTTGCGCTCGGCTTCCATGCGCTTGCCGCTTTCACGGCGCAACTGCTCGCTGGTGACAATGGCCTGCTTGTCGACGGCGTTCTTTTGAGCCTGAGCCTTGCTGCCTTGCTCGACAGCGCCCTTGAGTTCCTTTTGGCGCTCGCTGGCTTTCTCCAGTTCCGCGTTGTACTGGGCAGCAGATATCTGGCCGTCGTTGTACAGCTTCTTCAGTGCGGCACGGATGGCGTTGATATCTACATCTGTTTTGGCATTGCTAATTGCAGCCTGCACCTGAGCAAGGTCGCCGAGCTTTTCCTCAAGGTCAGATACACCATTCGCTGCGCCCTTGGCGGTTCCACCTATTTCAGACAGCTTGCTATTGAGCAGGCTGGTGGCTTGGGCGTATTCCTCTTGGCTTAGCTGGCCTTCTTGAAACGCCGTGAGTAGTGCACCGCGCAGGCCTTCCAGTTGCTGCACGGATCTAGCGGTGTCGATCAGATTGATCGCGTAACCGATATTGGTAATTGCTGCAACGCCGCTAGCTGCTGCGGCCAGCGCTGCATCCTTGACCTTGCCCTGGTTTGCGATCAACTGATCAGCATGCGCCTGGTCCAGCATGCGCTGCTGCTTCAACGCACTTTTAACTGCAGCCGTCTGTTCCCCGGCAGCAGTTTTGGCGGCATCAGCAGCATCGGCACCAATGCCGAAGAACACCAACTTAAGGTCTTCGGCATCGGTTTTGACACCGGCGACCGAGTCTTTCAGAGACGCCTTAACCGTGGCACTCATATCCGCCACGGCTGCTTTCAGCTTAGTACCGCCAATTGACTCAGGCAGCACGTTCGCAATCAGCCCGGCCACTTCCAAAATACCAAGCTTCACAGTCGCGAACAGGGTATCAGCACTGGAGCCGGCAATGGTCAGCGCGTTCCAGAATCCCCGGGTGGTTGCAGTGAACGCGTCAAAGCGAGCTAGAGCAGTATCAACCCCAGTGCCGAATCCGTTGAGCCACTTGGTGCTGTCATCGATCAATGTCTTGAAGTCGACTTTCAGCAGCTTCTGGGCAAACTCCTCGGCCTTGCTGGCTCCGTCTACAAATGCCTTGCTCAGCGAGGCCGCCAACGCATCAAGTCGACCATCTTTATCCATCTGATCGATGGTGTCTGCCAGGGCCATTAGGCGGCCCTTTACATAGTCCAGCGCACCGCTATCCGCTATCCGATCAAGAAAACCAGACCACGTATCACTGAGGTTGCTGGCCAGACCGGTCAGCGTTCCCATGCTAGACGCCGCCGCACCCTGGGCGCTTTTGCCAATTTCAGCAATCAGCGCCTTGATCACGTCACGCCCAAGCTTTCCCTTCGAGGCCAGCTCCGCCAGCTGCGCCGCGTTCTTACCGGTGACCTTCTCCAGCATTGACCAAGCAGGGACGCCACGCTCAACCAGCTGCAGGATCTCTTCGGTCTGCAACTTCTGCTTCCCGTAGGCCTGACCAAGCGCCGAAGCGATACCGGTTAACCGTTCGAGGCCACCACCTAGCTCCTCGTTTTTATCCACAACGGCTTGCAGCGTTCCGTCCATCGGGTCGAGCCCGTAGGTCTTCAGCAGCGCAAACGCCTCAGTGACTTCCGCCACTTCTAGCGGGGTGTCTTTGGCGAACTTTTTAATCCAGGCCGTGGCACGCTCACCGCCCGCAACCGACCCCATCAAGGAAGCCAGGCGTTTATCTAGCAGCTCAAACTGGTCACCGGTTTGCAGCATCGAGTAGATGCCGTCACGCACCAGGTTTAAGCCCTTCTGCACCAAGCCGAACGCTGCGTTGAGTGAGATGTACGCAGCGGCAAAGGCCAGCACCTGCTTTGCACCACTGGTCATTGTCCCGCGCGCAGCATCAATACGGGATGCGTGTTCTGCCGCGCCGCGTGCCGCGGCCGCCTGATCACGCTGGAGCACCTTGAGCTGCTGGCAATTTGAGTCAAGCGCAACCCTGGCCCTGTCGACCTCGGCCGCCAGGCGCTTTTCTTCACCGGCAAGGTTGTTGGTATCGATGCCCGCAGCCTGGGCTGCCTTTTCTTGGTCAGCCAGGCTTTTGCGCAGGCCATCGAGCCCACGCTGCATCCGCCGGGCTTCGCGCTCGGCATCCTTCAACGACTGTTCCAAGCCTGCAGAGCCAGGCGTTTTGGTCAGTGCATCGCGCAAGTCCTTAACTTGCAGGTCAGCCTGAACCAGACCGCGCTCGGCACGCTCAGCAGCGCGCTGGGTGGTTTCCAAACCACGGGCCAGGCCGCGGGCATCCTTGGCAGAGTCGAGCACTTTGCCTAGTCCCTCAGCTTCAGCACTGACCGCTGCCAGCGCTTCAGCGCTCTTCTTGGCCTCTGGCGAAAGCTCATCTTTGCCACGCAGCACGAACTGAATCAGGCGGTCTTTAATGCTCACGCTGTTTTCTCCGGGCAATAAAAAACCCGCCGGTGCGGGTTAAGGGAAAAATTTACAAAAGCCAGAGTTCAACTACATTTTCAACCTAGGCCATTAAAACGACATCATTAACTGATCACATCTATTACCGTCATCAAAACACACAAAGGAAAGGAAGCCATGATCTATTCACGCATGCTAAGAATACTTTTTCTTATCCCTGTCCTTATCACAACTGGATGCGCGCCGATCAAAAACATGATTCCGAGCAATTGGGGAAAAGAGGAAGGTGAAGTGTGGTGCAGCAATCGTTACTTAGATATGAATGAGTATTATCAACACCCTGAAACATCAGGTGCTGCCTTCAGAAAAAGACTGGCCCTTTCTGAAAAAGGCTACCTGTACTCACTGGCCGCAGCGTACACACTGCAAAGTCCTAAAAGCGACAAGTACAACTTCCGACTTCCTAGTTACATGACAAAAATCGACTCATTGTCACGGAACGATAAGTCCGGCTTTCAGGCAGAGACTTTTATTATTATTAACCCGAGCACCGGCAACAAAAATGTTGTCGTAGCATTTCGCGGAACCGATCAATTCAAAGATTGGTACAAACATAACGCTTGGCTCTGGCCCAATCAATTCGAGCCAGCACGAAACTATATAAAAGATGTAGTTGCTCACCCTGAATCCAATGGTCTTGATTTAATCGTCTCTGGCTACTCTCTTGGAGGAGGTTTGGCAGTGCATGTTGCACAACACCCAGACACTAGAGGATATGTCATTGAAGCTTGGGCTCTAAACCCAAGTCCTAGAACAGGTGTTCCAAGAGAAGAGGACAAGCGTATCTATATGCTAACTGCTGAGGATGAAGTCCTAAACATATTGCGTCGCGCATCCATTGGCGCGCCAATTAACCAGAATGCAGAGGACTTTGATCTTTTATCTTCAAGCTCTTGGTATGCACACTCCCGCTGGGTGCTCACCAGACAAATAATGATATACGCGGATCTATCTTTGTATATCAAGTCTGGGAGAACTGCAGAAAGCACCCCTCCCCTTGATATTTTAAAATCCAAGAAATTCGTAGGCTGCAGGGCGGAGGATGAGGCAAGAACGGAAGCACGACGCAAGAAATATCGCTTCGTACCTCGGTCTGTAGATACTACGATCTGACACCATCCTCAAATCAGCTTGCTCTTCCAAGGCTGCACCTAGAACTGAACAGCTCAGTTCTAAGTGCAGAACTTGTTCTACCTTCAAGCCCCGCATGTGCGGGGTCGTTTTACTTACAGATCACTCCACATCTGAGGAATGATCACGCAGCCTTGTCGACGATATTCATCTCGCAAAACTTGGAGATGTCGTTGCTCAGCACCAGCGGATCAGCCAGCAGCTCGGCAGGGCCTTCCAGCTTCAGGTACTCCTGGCCGAACACTGGCAACTCCGACAGCATGCCGAATTTCACGCGGCGCAGGTGCAAGCTGTAGGGCTCACCGCTCTGGGCATCGTTTAGGCCAGCAATGTAGATCTCCAACTCCACCTGGCTGCCGTTGAGCATCTGCACAGCGCTCGACTTCAGTTTGGTGTAGGTGGCCTTGATCCCGGCAGAGGTGATAACCCCACTGCCCGTCACCAGAATGCCGTGCGGCGTAACCAGGTAGTCAGTACCCGGCTGCAGGGCAGCATCAGCAGCAGTGACAACCGTGATTGGTGCGGTCAAGTCAGGCAGGTGTTTGAAAGGAATCAGCTCGCCTTCAATACCCTCACAGGTACGCGGCTCAGCAGTGATCACCCCTGCTGCAACCGGTACGACAGTGGAGCGCGTAACCCGCGCCAGGTTGGTTGCGGTCAGGTCATACAGTCCAATGGTGGACGCCACGTCAGTGACCTGCTCGCGCACGTTGCGGTTGCCACCACCGCCACGAAAGTTTCGCAGCGTTTTACGGTCACTGGTGAAGCTGATGTTAAAGACGTCGCAGTTGCCAAGATCAAGAAAAGCATCCTGAGACTGGTAGGCGCGGGCATAGGGAATGCCCTCGCCAATAAACGAGCGGTCGATTTGAGGCATTTGAGCTCTCCTGGCTGGGCGGGTTATTTGCCAGCTTCAGCCGGGGCGACAGGCGCTTCAGCTTTGGCTTTGGCTTTGGGTTTCGGGGTGTAGCCTTGCTTCAGGGCATGCTCAGCAACAGCTTGAGGCACATCCTGATCAGGGCCTTTTTTGTAGTGAGTCACGACCCCGCCCGAGGCGAAGTTGAATGGCTCAGTGATAGTGATCTTGGGCATTGCGGTGTCCTCACTTGAGGGGTTGCACGTAGGTGATCTGCACAGGCAGCACGTGACAGGCCCAGCTCCGGCCTTGGCCGGGGGGCATGGGGGTTTCAGTTTGAAAAGCAGCGAGCTGGACACCCTGGGTGGTAAGCCCTGCCTTGATACCTGGCAGAGCGACCTTGATGCCCAGTCGGGCTGCACGCAGGTGCACTGCAAAGTCGCGGCGCTTGGTAATGCAGGTGATGTTCAAGATCACACGCTCACGAACACCACCGCCGGACTGGCGCTCCACCTCCTCAGTGGTACCCGGCTGGATGACGATGAAGTCATCCGGCAAGGCGTCATCAGCGGAGTCGATGACGCGCAGCACACTGTCCTCAAACACCCGGCCGCCGAATGAATCGACGGCAGCCAGGCGCGCCTTCAACTCCGCAACGATGGCGGATTGCATATCGATAGGCATGGTCAGGGCTTCACATAGAAGGTGATCAGGTGGCCGTCATCTTCGGCAATGCCGTCGATGTGCCAGGTCTTACCGTCAGCGCC